TCCAGCGTTTAATTTTAGATATGCAGGGCCAGAGCGAAATCATGGATGAGTGGATGGATGCGATTATTTGTCGATACTTCTATGGGAACTCGTGGTCGCAATTTGTTGTATGGACGCCACTTAGAAATAACGAAGGTCAGATAGTTCGATATGAGAATGGTGAGCCGAAAATGATCAAGGTGTATTCAGAAAATGATGCACGTGCTGATGTGAAGTGTGGTTTGGCTGCATTACACTGCCGGTATAACTTCATTAAATATAAGTAAACTGGGGATTGACCCTGTACAAGGCATCTGTTAAATTCGTGATATAGTGGCTGGAAGTGTAAGTAAGTCACTAATATTGATTGAATGCGTAGGTGATACGGTATCCATAATTTGAGTTGCATCCGGCGCACCATCTATTAGATGTGGATGCAGATAGTGCCTTACTAGCAAGCGGCTCTAAACGGACGTGGCACAAGCAAGGGTTCACAACTTGCCAATCAATAATTACGTTTTGGACCGGGGATTCCCAGTCGGCGTTCAAGAAAGAAGCTCATCGAAAGGTGGGCTTTTTTTTGTGTCTGGAATATACGCCATTAGCTCAATCGGATAGAGCATGGGTGTTCTATACCAATGGTTGTAGGTTCGAGTCCTACATGGCGTGCCAATGAGGAAACCACAATGAAGCGTGAAGGTTGGGGTGGTTAGGAAATGTGAGAGTGCGTGAGCGCTCTTTTTTGTTTGAGAGGGAATTTCATTATTTTACTGTATAATAAACATTCAGTTAAATAATAAGGAATAAAAATGCCTTTCCCAAGTTTAATGAATGACTTAGTAACTATTTTTGATGAGAGTGGCAAAGTTGTAAAAGAGGGAGTTAAATCCAGTGTACAGGGCGGAAAATCTGTACATACACTTAATGCTGATTTTCCGGTAGAGACGGGATATTTCGTTGAGCGTAAAACTCCAGCGGGTGTTGTTGAAAGATATAAGGTTCTGGAGCCTAACTACTATGGAAATTTACATGGGATTCGCGCTCACTATCAAATGAAAGTTGTTAATGTTAAAGCTATTCCTGATCCAAGAAATAGTTCAACAGTTAATACGATTCACGCTTCTGGCAATGCGAGAATTTATCAAAATAGTACAGATAATTCGGTAAATAATTATTCTTCTAACGATTTTAAGCAAGCACTCGGACGAGTTAAAACTGATATTTTGGATTTAGATTTGGAGGATGTTGATCGGGCTTTAACCTTGAAAGCAATTACTAAAATTACTGAAGAGGTTGATACTGGTAATCCTAACAAAGACAAAATAACAGCATATATTTCTTTATTACCTACAGCTGTAGCCGCATTAGATTCTGTTGTAAAGCTAGCAGCAATGGTTGGGCTGGGATAGATATTTTATTTAACAGATGACCTCCTTCGGGAGGTTTTTTAATGGGTTTAATTATGTCATGCAAAGGCTGTGAGGCGCGACGAGAATGGATCAGGAAGCAGGTAGATGAAGCCAAAAGACGAACCAAAGTGTTGCTGCAACGACTTGCTGCTAAAGATTCTGGAGCAGAACAATCAGTTGCTAATGAATCAAAACAAATTAACAGAGCAGAACAATCAGCTCATTCAGATCAATTATGAACAGGGTGCTCAGATTAATGAGTTGTTAATGCGGCTTGAAGATGAAGAAGAGCCGAAGTCATCAGGTTATTTGGATGGATAAATATGTTTGAGTCAATCAAGAAGTGGTTTAAGCGACCTATCGTTATTAATTTCAAGGTTGAACCTTTATCGCCAGATGCAACATTTGTACTTAAGCATGAAAGGGAAATTACGCCTGAGATTGCTGAGGCTCTTAGTAAAGCTTGGTCAGATTTATATGAATCTAAAGTCATAGTAATTGGTCCAGGTGTAACACTTGAGCAATTAAGTGATGAACAGCTTGAAGCTGTTGGGTTGATGCGTACAAAGCAATTGTCAGGTTTATGTCATGGCGCAATCGAAAAAATCCCAACCGAAGGTACTTTCATACTTAATAAGCAAGAACGAGTTTTACGTTCTGAATGCGGCAATACAGATCTAACTAAATACTTAAAGAATGAGTGAATGATTATGAAATATACAGACACACGATTACAGGTTGCAGGCATTGAAGTGGTAGGTGATGGTCGAGTTACCTCACAAGGTACACGAGTTCGCTTGAATAATGGTATGTATCTCGGTGATGTGCAGGACTTATCTTTAAATGCTAATCATGGCGATGCGTGGACAGTAGACGTGACCGTACGTGCACACATTGCCAGTCAACAAGTATTAGAACTATTTGGAAAGATTGATAATGAAACTACAACAGCTCAAGCCGAGACTACAGACACCGAAGGAACCGAGGCCAACCAAGGTTAATTGGGGTAGTGGTCGTGGTGGTAGACCTTGGCGCAGACTCAAGCAGAAGATTCATTTAAGAGATGGTTGGACATGCTGCTCATGTGGCCGTGTAACGTATGAGCTTGAGTTGGACCATATCGTTAATGTAGCTCAAGGTGGCACTGATGATGAGGCGAACCTTCAGTCATTGTGTGTTGAGTGTCATAAGAAGAAGACAAGTAAGGAGAGTCGGGTATGAATGGAATTACTAATCTTCCAGATGATGCTACTCACAAGGTGGTTTGGGATGAGCTGGCTGTCTTATTCAAGCGGTCTAATGGTGCTTGGTACACTTGGATTGGAGGCGACTGGCATGAGGCATGGGAATTTAAGTTCTGGTGGTGTTTTGGATGGAAGATGCAGACTAGAATCAGTTCTATTACACATAAAATGATCCCTATAAAACGCATAAAAGATGAGGCAGGAAAACCTAGCAGGCAGGGGGGAGTAAAATCCTTAAAAATCAGTTGGTAGCGGACACCACCGCCCATCCCATTTATAAAAAAATTTCCGGTTTTAACGCCTTGTTATGGTGAGGTTTCATGTTATGGCACTTACAGATCGAAAACTTGCCTTCGTGGAAGCAATTCAACAAGGTAAAAATCAAACAGAAGCCGCGATTAGAGCGGGGTACAGCGAACGCACTGCTCAAGTGCAAGGTTCACGGTTAATGAATGACCCAGATGTTATGCAGGCACTTGCTGGCGAGATTGGCGATGGTGAAATTAATATTCCTGAAACTTCAGACCCATTAGAGTTTTTACAGACGGTCTGGAATACAAACGGACTCGAAGTAAAAGACCGGATTGCAGCAGCACGAGCCGCACTCCCATATAAACATCAGCGCCTTGGTGAGACTGGTAAGAAACAGGCTAAAGAAGAGAACGCTAAAAATGCCACTCAAGGTGGTGGAAAGTTCGGAACATTGGGGTCGCAGATGAAGCCGAGTTAAGGAGCAGCCGAGTAGTTTATTTCTGCCATTTAAATTAATATCCTTCTAATTTTGGGGGTATATTTATATGAAAGAAAGTGATTTAAATAATCGCATAAAGCAAATTGGTTTTTGGGTTTTTGGATTCTTTTTTTGGTATTTAGTGGTTAGCTTTTTTCTTAAAAGTGATTATCCAATAAACCAATATACTTTCAATAGCAAAGATGCTTATGAGGTTGTTAGGGATGGTCTGACTCTTTCAGCTTATTTTCTTGCTCCCGCAATAGCTTATGTCTTATTTACTGATTGGCGAGTCCAATATAAAGCTATTAAGGATGATAATTTTTATGATGAAGTAGAGTCTTTACTAAATAAATTATATTATCGATGTGATGATATATTTTTAGATATGGTAGCCAGGACGGTTGATCCAGAAAATATAATGGCCAAAATCTCACGCAAGATGGAAAACTTTGAGATGGAGTTTGAAGAGCTTAAAACAAAATTTAGAAATAGCAATACTGATAGAAACAAAGATAATGAAATTTTTTTAAACTATTCGGAAGACTTGATTGAATTTTTTGAGTTAGCCGTTATTCAGCTTGCTTTTCTTAAAGCTGATTTTTCCTCTTTATGCAGTGGTAGGATTAAAGACCAAGAAGTAATCAAGGGTAAAGAAATAACTTTTAAGAAGAATAAACAAGTGCTTGAGAAAAACCTAAATAATATTAGAAATAAATTAAGTGATTTGAGTAAAAACAAACCTATATTGTAGGAAAAACCTTACCTTTGTGAATTATTAATGAGTTAAATTTATGTCAGCAATGCTCCCAGACTGGACAACAGCGTGCCCAGATTGGGAGGAACGCATTGTCGCCAAACAATCTCTCATGCCGTGCAAGCCGCTATTTCCTGATGTGGCAGATATTGCGCTAAGAATATTTAATGAGTTAATCCTGGTTGATGTGATGGATAGCCCGAAAATGGGTGAAGTCACATTGCCCTGGGTGCTGGAATTCGTTGCAGCAATCTTTGGTTCATACAATCCCGAGACCAAGCGCAGACTGATTCGTGAATTCTTCTTACTGATTTCAAAGAAAAATACCAAGTCTACGATTGCAGCCGGAATTATGATGACTGCATTGATTCTGAATGACCGGAAATCAGCAGAACTCATTATTATCGCGCCAACAAAAGAAGTAGCGGATAACTCGTTTAATCCAATTCGTGACTTTATTCGAGCCGATGAAGAACTGTCGGAGATGATCAATATCTCTGAGCACACAAAGACAGTAACCCACTTGGGTACCGGTGCAACACTAAAAGTTATTGCTGCAGAAAGTAATGCGGCTGCTGGTAAAAAGGCTTCAATTATTCTGATTGATGAGGTCTGGCTCTTTGGTAAACGTGCCAATGCTGAATCAATGTTTCGTGAGGCAAAAGGTGGTCTGGCATCACGGCCCGAAGGTTGTGTAATTTATCTGTCTACCATGTCAGATGAAGTGCCATGTGGCGTGTTTAAACAGCTTCTGGACTATGCTCGCGATATACGAGACGGCATCAAAGTTAATCCGCAATTCTTGCCACTCATTTATGAATTTCCTAAGTGGATGCTGGAAGCAGGCGAACACTTAAAACCTGAAAACTTCTACATCACCAACCCGAATCTAGGCGCATCAGTTGATGTGGATTATCTGATCAATGAATTTGAGAAGGTTAGGGATGCAGGCGAAGAGTCGCTAAGAGACTTTCTGGCTAAACACTTAAACGTCGAAATCGGCATGAACTTACGCGCTAACCGCTGGGCCGGTGCTGAGTTTTGGCTGCCACAAGCCAAGAAGTTCACTATCGAGAAACTGATAGACCAATCTGATGTAATCACGATGGGCATTGATGGTGGTGGTCTGGATGACTTGCTTGGATTTGCTGTTCTGGGTCGGCATGCAAAAAGTCGTAAATGGTGGCTTTGGAATCATGCGTGGGCCAACAAAATAGCAGTCGAAAGGCGTAAAGAAAATGCACCTAAATATGCTGACTATCAAAAAGAAGGCAGTCTGACAATTGTAGAACATCTTGGTGATGACCTTCATCAGCTGGGGGTGATAGCTAAGAAAGTCTTTGACTCTGGAAAGTTGGATAGAATTGGCTTGGATAAGATGGGGATGGGCGGACTTGTTGATGGGTTACTTGCTGCCGGAATACCAGAAGATAACCTTATCGCAGTACCGCAGGGTCATCATCTTATGGGCTACATTCTTACAGCAGAGCGCAAACTGGCCGAAGGGAATCTGTACCATGCAGGGCAAGGCCTTATGACATGGTGTGTAGGGAATGCGCGCATCGTGATGATTGGTAATAGTATGCGGATTACTAAACAGGAATCAGGTGTTGGGAAAATTGACCCGCTGATTGCTTCATTTAATGCTATTGCACTTATGAGCATGAATCCTGAGCCGTCACAAAAAGATTACAACGTCTACTTTATTTAACTAAACCATATTAACCAAAGCTCGCATTAAGCGGGCTTTTTCTATTGGGGAATCCAATGAAAAAAGCTTATAGCCTGCTACAGGTCAAATCGTTTGATGCTGAGCAACGAATTATTAAAGGAATTGCTTCAACACCAAGTCCCGACCGAGCAGATGACATTGTTGATCCGCAAGGTGCCAAGTTTGCGCTTCCTATTCCATTTCTTTGGCAACACATGCATTCACAGCCAATTGGTGAAGTCACTGAAGCAGTTGTGACCGATAAAGGCATTGAAGTGACAGTTCAAATCGCCAAGATCGAAGAAGAAGGCAAATTAAAAGACCGTATTGATGAGGCTTGGCAGTCCATTAAGTCGGGACTGGTTAAAGGCTTATCTATCGGCTTTCGTGGCCTTACAGTTGAAGATATTCCGCGTTCGTGGGGTCTGCATTTTAAAGAATGGGAATGGTATGAGCTATCAGCTGTAACTGTTCCAGCAAATGCAGAAGCCTCTATTACTGAAATTAAATCGATTTCTAAATCTTTCGAGCAGCAAGAAGATTCCGCGCTAGGTGACGAGTTGCACAAACCGAAAGTAGAAAAAACCCCTGCTGGCGATTCGGCAGAACAAAAACACGTAATAGTCAAATTGAATTGCCCAACAAAGGGTGGAGTGAAATTATGAATAAATATCTAAAACAGCTGCTTGATGCTCTTGCTGCAAAGAATGCTGAAAAGCAGGGCATCGTGACCAAAGCTCTTGATGGTGGTCAGACACCTAATGAAGATGAAGAAAAGCAGATTGATGCAATTGATGCTGAAATCGCGACTATTCAGAAAAATATTGACCGTGTTAAAGACATGATCAAGCAGGCAGAAGATGCTGCAAAAACCGCAACACCAGCTGCTGGTCAAACAGCTGCACAAGCAAAAGCCTCAGCTGAAGGCAATCCAAACCCTGCGGAGCCAGCACCAAAGATTGAAATCGTACCGCTCGCTAAAGGTATCGGTTTTGCTCAATATGCTCGGGCAAAACTGGCAGCCGCACTTGAAGCCAAAAAAGGCCACTACATCACCCCGGTAGACATGGCAAAACAGCTTGGCTTCGGGGATGAAGTTCAAGACCTAGTGACAAAAGCAACTTTGGGTACCACTACAGACTCAGGTTTTGCAGCATCACTGGTCACTGAAAACCGTTTGGTTGGCGAATTTGTTGAAATGCTTCGTGCTGCAACTGTATTTGACCAACTTACAGGCTTCCGTAATGTGCCGTTCAACTCAAAAATCCCTAGCCAGTTAACCGGCGGTCAAGCGCAATGGGTGGGTGAGGGCGCTCCAAAGCCATTAACAAACCCAACCTATAGTGAAGTGGAAATCAAAGAACATAAGCTTGCTGCGATTACAGTTTACACTCAGGAGTTAATGCGTCGTTCTGATCCGGCAGTTGATGTTCTGGTTCGTGATGATCTGATTGAAGCGTCAAAAACCTTAATTGATAACACTTTCCTTGATGCCGGTGCTGCCACCGCGGTTCGTCCTGCGGGTCTACTGAATGGCATTACTGCTACTGCCAACACTGGCACCACAGCAGAAAACTATGAAGCCGATCTACTAGCCTTAGTGAATAGCTTTGTGACTGCAAACCTTTCACTGGATGGTGCGTACTTCATTATGTCTGAAACGCGTGCTGCTCAGATCAGCCTACTTCGTGATGCTTTGGGCCGTAGTTATTTTGAAGGTATGGCACTTCGTGGTACTCGTACCTTAATGGGTATCCCAGTTATCACCTCTCAGACTGTCGGCAACAAGATTATTCTTGTGAAGACTTCTGAGATTCTGCTTGCTCAGGATGGTGGTGTGGATGTGTCTTACTCTGATCAAGCGACTCTGGTTGATGGTGGTACGACTCATCACTTATGGCAAGAAAACAAATTTGCGGTACGTGTTGAGAAATTCATCACTTGGGCAAAACGTCGCCCAATCGCAGCGGCATTCCTGGATTACACACC